CGCGGGCACGCCCTGCGAGTTGATCTTCGCCTACAGCCAGGGCGCCAACGCCGCCTTCAGCTTCACCGCCCATGCCGTCTATCTGCCGCGTCCCCGGATCGCCATCGAAGGCCCCGGCGGCATTCAGGCGACCTTCGACTGGCAGGGGGCCCGCGCCGTCAGCCCTGCCCGAATGTGCACCGCCGTCCTCACCAACACCGTAGCGAGCTACTGACCATGATCAGCCTGACCCTGTCCCGCGAGCCCGAACGGCTCGACCTCACCCATGGCGTAAGGGTGCTGATCCGCCCGCTGACCGCGGCGATCTTCTCGGCCGCCCGCGCCGATCTCGATGCCGACGACCTGATCGATGCCGAAGCGCAGGAGATTGCTGCCGCGCTCGTCAAGGCGATTGCGCGCCGAACCATCCTGTCCTGGGAGGGCGTCGGCGATGCAGACGGAATTCCGGTCGAACCGGAGGGTGCAACCATCGACGCGCTCTTCGACCTCTGGCCGATCTACGAGGCCTTCAATGAACGCTTCATCGCCCGCTGGCTGTTGCTGGGTGAGGAGGGAAACGGCTCTGCGCCCTCGCCGACTGGCACTTCGGCGGGGGCGCCGGATATTGCGCGGCCTGTCCCCGGCGCTGCGCCGACTGCCCCGCCCGGCTGAACCAGCCGCGCACTGCCGAGGGCTGGCAGGTCTGGGACCTTGTGCAGCGCCTCGGCGGCCAGATGCGGGTGATCCCGGGGGCCGTGGTCGGGATCGACATGGTTGCCGCCTTTGAACTCGCCCGGGCGCTGGGCGTGGAAGCGCGCCTTGTCGCCGAATGGCTGCCCGGCATCGAGGCCGTGATGGTGCGGCGGATGAATGAACAAGCGAAAGGAGGACGGATCGATGGCTGAGCGGAAAGTCTCCGTCCGCCTTGGTGTTGTTGGCGGCAGGCAAGTCGAGGATCAGCTGCGCCGGATCGGGACGACCGGAAGCGATGCCTTCCGCAAAGTCGGCCGCGATGGCGCGCAGGCCTTCGGCCAGATCGAACGCGCCAGCGGCTCGGGCCGGGCGGCAGTGGCGAACGCCGCATTCCAGATTCAGGACCTCGCGGTGCAGATCGCGGGCGGGACCAGCGCCAGCCGAGCGCTCGCGCAGCAGCTGCCGCAGTTGCTGGGCGGGCTCGGGGTCATGGGAGCGGTGGCCGGTGCGGCGGCGGCGATCTTCATCCCCTTCGCGGCCTCGCTCTTCGAAACGGCGGATGCAACCGCCGCGGTGGTCGAGGAGATGCTGGGCGCGGGCGGGTCCATCGGCGCAGTCGAAAGTGCCGTCTCCGCCCTCGAAGCCACGCAGCGCGCCTACAACTCCGCCATTTCCCAAACCGGTGGGGCTTCCTCCTCGGCGGCTGCGCTGGTGATCGCCAACTCGGCCGCCGAATTCGAGGCCCGCAAGCAGATCCTCGCGGTCGAGTTGGAACTCCTACGCATCCGCCGCAAGGAGGGCGCCGAGTCTGCCACCAACCTGCGCGACGGCATCGCGGCCGAGCGCACCAACCAACTGTCGCGGATCATCGGTGGCATGCAAAACGACATCCGCTTCACCGGCACCGACCGGGCGGGTGGCACCCTGTCCGACTACGTGAACATCGGCCCACGCAGCGTCGCTGAGTCCGGCGTCACCCCTGACATGGTGGAGGCCTACCGCGAGGGCACCAAGCTGGACCGGCTCGCGCTGCAAAAGCTCGATGCCGAGAACACACTGGCTGATCTTGCCATCAGCAATGCCGAAGAGCTGATGACCACGCAGTTCGAGCAGGTCGCCGCCGGGGCAGAGGCCGTCGTGCCCGCCGCCGGCCGCGCGGGCAGGGCCGTCCGTCAAGCCGGGCAGGACGCAGGCCAGGGCGGCGAAGCAGCCACCGCGGGCTGGGCGCTGGCCGTCGAGGCCCTCGATCAGTACGCGGCCAGCGCGCGCGACATCGGCAAGGACATCGGCGCGAGCCTTGTCGGGGCCTTCCGCTCCGCCGAGGACGCGATCGGCAATTTCGTGAAGACCGGCAAGCTGGATTTCAGCAGCCTTGTCACCAGCATGATCGCCGATCTCGCAAAACTTGGCGCGCGACGGTTCATTCTCGGCCCGCTGGCGGGCGTGCTGTCGGGCGCGCTGGGCAGTGGCGCGGTCGGCCAGGCGCTGGCTGGGGTATTCCATGACGGCGGGACGGTTGGCGCGGGTGGGGTGACCCGGGCCGTCCCGGTCACCGCCTTCCTCGGCGCGCCGCGGATGCATTCCGGCGGCTGGGCGGGCCTTGCCGCCGACGAGGTGCCCGCGATCCTGCAGCGCGGCGAGCGGGTGCTGTCGCGCGATGAAGCCCGGGGCTACGGCCAGCCGTCGGTCAACGTCACGATCCAGGCGCGCGACGCGCAAAGCTTCCGGCAATCGCGGAGCCAAGTTGCGGCAGATATCGCGCGTGCGGTGCAGGCCGGGCGGAGGAACCTCTGATGGCGTTTCACGAGGCCCGGTTTCCGGACACGATCAGCCGCGGCGCCCGGGGCGGGCCGGAACGGCGCACCCAGATCGTCACCCTCGCCTCGGGTGATGAGGAACGCAACGCCAGCTGGGCCAACTCCCGGCGGCGCTATGACGTCGCCTACGGCATCCGCCGCGCCGACGATCTGTCCGCCGTCGTCGCCTTCTTCGAGGCCCGCAACGGGCGCTTGCACGGCTTTCGGTTCAAGGACTGGTCGGACTATCGTTCCGGCCTGCCGTCGGCCGCAATCACCGCTGTCGACCAGCCGATCGGCACCGGCACGGGATCGCAGACCGCGTTCCAGCTCGCCAAGCGCTATGCCTCCGGCGCGCAGTCCTGGAGCCGAACGATTGCGAAGCCAGTGGCGGGCACAGTGGTCGTGGCGCTCGGCGGGGTGCCGCAGATGTCCGGCTGGTCGATCGATGCCGCCACCGGGGTCATCACCTTCCTTACCGCTCCGGGCGCAGGCGTCGCGGTGACGGCAGGCTTCGAGTTCGACGTGCCGGTGCGCTTCGACAGCGACACGCTGGATGTGACCCTCGATGTCGAACGTCTGGGGTCGATCACATCCATTCCGCTGGTGGAGATCAGGCGATGAAGGCGATGGCACCCGGGCTCCAGGCCCATCTCGACGAGGGCACGACAACGCTCGCCTGGTGCTGGCGGATCGTGCGGGCGGACGGTGTGGTGTTGGGTTTCACCGATCATGACCGGGCGCTGGCGTTTGACGGCACCACCTTCGAGGCCGAGACCGGGCTGATCGCCTCGGAGATCCGGACCGGTTCCGATCTGGCCGTCGATGCGCAGGACGCGGAAGGGGTGCTCACTTCCGGGCGGATCACCGAGACCGACATCGCCGATGGACGCTGGGATGCGGCGGCGGTCGAGGTCTGGCGGGTGAACTGGGCCACCCCTTCGCAGCGGGTGCAGATGCGGCGTGGCACGATCGGCGAGATACGGCGCGGGCGGATGTCCTTCGTGGCCGAAGTCCGGAGCCTTGCGCATATCCTCGGCCAGACCGTCGGGCGGACATTCCAGGCGGGATGCGATGCGGCGCTGGGTGATGCCCGCTGCGGCGTGAACCTCGAGGCCCCGGCCTATAGGGGCACAGGATCAGTCGCGGCCGTCCTGCGCGACCGGGCGTTTCTGGCTGCCGGGCTTTCCGGCTTTGCCGACGGATGGTTCGGCTTCGGAACTGTCGAATGGACAAGCGGTCCGAACGCCGGGCGGCGGGCCGAGATCATCACCCATGAACGAGCGGGCAGCGACGTGATCCTCACCCTTCTGGAAGCGCCGGTGCGGGCCCTGGCGGTGGGTCAGACGTTTGCCGTCCGCGCGGGCTGCGACAAGCGGATCGCGACCTGTGCGACGAAGTTCGCCAACGGGGTGAACTTTCGCGGCTTTCCGACGATCCCCGGCCAGGACACCGTCCTGCGCTATGCCGTGCGCGACCGGGCGAACGGGGGCGATGTCCTCTGATGCCCGCCGATCCATCCCGGGTCATCGCCGCCGCCCGCGGCTGGATCGGCACGCCCTATCACGATCAGGCCAGCGCGCACGGCGCGGGCTGCGACTGCCTCGGCCTCGCGCGCGGGGTCTGGCGCGAGGTGGTTGGGCCGGAGCCGTCGCCGGTGCCGCCCTATTCCCGCGACTGGGGCGAGGCTGCGTCGCGGGAGGTGCTGGCCGACGGCGCCGGGCGCTGGATGCTGATGGTGACGGTGGCCGAAGCCGGACCCGGCGCGCTGATCCTGTTCCGGATGCGGCCCGGGGCCATCGCCAAGCATGTCGGTATCCTGACCGGTCCGGTCACCGGGCCTGCCACCTTCATCCATTCCTACGACCGCCTCGGTGTGATCGAGGAACCCCTTACATCGGCCTGGGCGCGGCGCATCGCCCTGGCCTTCCTCTTCCCTTCCCCGTCGGAGACCCGCTGATCATGGCCACCCTCGTTCTCGGGGCTGTCGGCACCGCGCTGGGCGCGGGCTTCGGCGGCACGATCCTCGGGCTTTCCGGGGCGGCGATCGGCGGGCTGATCGGTTCGTCCATCGGCTCGGTGGTCGACAGCTGGCTGATCTCGTCGCTGGCCCCGGGCCAGCGGGTCGAAGGGGCGCGCCTCGATGCCTTGCGGATCACCTCGGCCACGGAAGGGGCAGTGATCCCGCGCCTCTTCGGCCGGATGCGGATCGGCGGCAACATCATCTGGGCGACCGACTTCCGCGAGGAGATCGTCACGACCCGCTCCGGCGGTGGCAAGGGGGCGAGAAAGCCGCGGGTCACGACCACTGAATACCTATATTCTGCGTCCTTCGCGGTGGCGCTCTGCGAGGGCCTGATCACCGGCATCGGCCGCATCTGGGCCGATGGCGAGATCATGGACCTCTCCGGCGTGGTCTGGCGCTGGTATCCGGGCAGCGAGACGCAAGGCCCCGATCCCTATATCGCCGCCCGTTCCGGCGCTTCCGTCACCCCGGCCTATCGCGGCACGGCCTATGTGGTCTTCGAGGAACTGGCCCTCGAACGCTTCGGCAACCGGCTGCCGCAGTTGTCCTTCGAGATTCTCCGCCCATTGGCCGATCCCGACACCGCCGAAGGGGCGATCCAGGCGGTCACGCTGATCCCGGCCTCGGGCGAGGCCGCCTATGCGACCAGCCTCATCCGCCGGACGGGTTCGGGCGCGTCCGGCGCCGAGAACTGCAACGCGCTGGCAGACGTGGCGGATATCGAAGTGGCCATCGATCGCCTGCAGGCGCTGGCCCCTGCCGTGCAAAGCGTCTCGCTGGTGGCCGCGTGGTTCGGCGACGATCTGCGTGCGGGGACCTGCACGATCCGCCCCAAAGTCGAGGTTGCGGTCAAGGCGACCAGCCCGGCCTGGCGGGTCGGCGGCTTGTCGCGTGGCTCGTTCGGTGTCGTCAGTCAGATCGAGGGCCGACCTGTCTATGGCGGAACCCCATCGGACGCGAGCGTGGTGGAGGCGATCCGCGAGCTGAAGGCCCGGGGCAAGCGGGTCACGTTCTATCCCTTCGTGATGATGGACATCCCCCCGGGGAACAGCCTACCCGATCCCTACAGCCCGAACGCGGCGACGCCCGGGCAACCAGCCTTTCCCTGGCGGGGGCGGATCACCTGCTCACCCGCCGCCGGATTCGCGGGAACGCCGGACAAGACGGCGGGGGCCGGATCGCAGATCGCGGCGTTCTTCGGGGCGGCGCTCCGGACGCAGTTCGCCGTCTCGGGCTCCACCGTCACCTTTACCGGCCCCGGATCGGACTGGGGCTTCCGGCGGATGATCCTGCACTACGCCCATCTCTGCGCGGCGGCAGGCGGCGTCGATGCCTTCCTGATCGGCAGCGAGTTGCGCGGCATCACGCAGGTCCGCAGCGCCGCTGGCACCTATCCCGCAGTCGCCGCCCTGCGGGTGCTTGCAGCCGACGTGCGGGCGATCCTTGGTGCGGGCACAAGGATCAGCTATGCCGCCGACTGGTCGGAATACTTCGGTCATCAGCCCGCCGACGGATCGCAGGACGTGTATTTCCACCTCGACCCGCTCTGGGCCGATGCGAATGTGAACTTCGTCGGCATCGACAACTACCTGCCCCTGTCGGACTGGCGCGACGGCACGGAGCATCTGGATGCCGCGATCTGGCCGGACATCCATGACCGCGGTTACCTGATGTCGAATGTCGCGGGCGGCGAACGCTACGACTGGTTCTATGCCTCGGACGCCGACCGGGCTGCACAGGTTCGCACCCCGATCAACGACGCCGGGGTCGGCAAGCCTTGGGTCTTCCGCCTCAAGGATCTGCGATCGTGGTGGAGCAACCCGCATGTCGACCGGCCGGGCGGGGTTGAGCTCGGCACCCCGACGGCATGGGTGCCGCAATCGAAGCCCTTTTGGTTCACCGAAGTGGGCTGCCCGGCGGTGGACCGCGGCAGCAACCAGCCGAATGTGTTTGTCGATCCGAAGTCATCGGAGAGCTTTGTGCCCTACTTTTCCCGCGGCTGGCGGGACGACGCGATCCAGCGCGCTTATCTCGAGGCCACCTGGGCGTTCTGGGGCGGCGCCGCGAACAACCCGGTGTCGGACATCTCAGGCCAACCGATGGTCACCCTTGCCGAATGCGCTGCCTGGACCTGGGATGCCCGGCCCTATCCGTTCTTCCCCGAACAGACCGGAATCTGGAGCGATGGGCCGAATTGGCGGCTCGGGCACTGGCTGACCGGCAGGCTCGGTGCGGTGTCGCTGGCGGCCCTCGTGCGCGCCCTCTGCCTCCGCGCGGGTCTGCCCGAGGCGCGGATCGACGTCTCGGGTCTCTGGGGCGCGGTCGAGGGCTATGTGATCGCGGGTCTGGAAAGCCCGCGGGCCTCGATCTCGGTTCTGGCCAGGCACTTCGGGTTCGATGCCACGGAAAGCGAAGGCCGGGTCCGCTTCGTGATGCGCGGGCGGGCCCCGGCCCTGACGCTGGTGCCCGACGCGATGGTTGCCGCAGGTGAGACGGGGGCGGAGCCGTTCGAACTGGTGCGCGGGCAGGAATCTGAGATCGCGCAGGCGCTGAAGTGGACGATTGCCCGGGCCGACGAGGATTACGACGCGGCCATCGTCGAGGCGCGCCGGATCACCGTCGAGTCCTCCCGGATTGCGGCCGAGACCTTTGCCATCGCCGTGCCGCCCGAGGAAGCCGAACGCCGCTGCCGCCGCGCACTGGTCGAGGCCTGGACCGGGCGGGAGTCCCTAAGCTTCCGCCTGCCACCCTCGCGCCTGGCGCTCGATCCGACCGACACGATCCGCCTCGATCATGATGGCCGGTTGGTCGAATACCGCATCACCCGGACGGCGGACGAGACCACCCGGTCGATGGAAGCCATCCGGCAGGACCGCACGGCGCTCGATCTGCCGCCCGGCGATGCGCGCCCGGCCAACCTCGCGCGCCCCGTCGTCTTCGGTACGCCGGATGTTGTGTTTCTGGACCTGCCGCAGCTGGACGCGGAGGTGCCCGCCCACCGCCCCTGGATCGCGACCGATGCCCGGCCCTGGCCGGGGCAGCTGGCAGTTGTGCGCAGCGCGGGCCTCGACGGCTTCGCACTGGTGGCAACGGTCGATGCCCGCGCCCGGATGGGCAGGCTCGCGGCGCAGCTCTTCCCCGGCCCTGTCGGCGTTCTTGATGTCGGCAACACGCTCCTGGTCGATATGGACTCCGGCACGCTTGAAGGTGTCACCGATCTGGACCTCTTCGGCGGGGCGAACGCCTTCGCCGTCGAAAGCAGCCCGGGCCGCTGGGAGGTGATGCAGGCGGCGGTCGTCGAGCTGGTCGCCGTCGGACGCTACAGCCTCACCCGCCTCTTGCGCGGCCAGCGCGGCACGGAAGGCGCGATGGGTGCGCCCACCCCTGTCGGCGCGCGGATCGTCGCGCTGGACGCCGCCATCGTGCCGCTGCCGATCGCCGAGGCCGATCTCTTCCTCGACTGGAACTGGCGGATCGGCCCCGCCGTCCGCGATATCGCCGACGCCACCTATGTCGCCGCAACCTTCATGCCCGCTGGACGCGGCCTTCTGCCCTTCGCCCCGGTGCATGTGGAGCAGCCCTGGCGTACCGGGCGGACGCCGGGTGATCTGACGATCCGCTGGGTCCGCCGCTCGCGCGATCTTTCCGCCGACGCCTGGGAGATCGGCGAGCCGCCGCTGGCGGAGGCGACCGAGGCGTATGAGGTGGACATCCATAATGGCGTCACTCTGAAGCGCACCCTCACCTCGAATACGCCCTCTGTTCTCTATTCCGCTGCCGCGCAGGCCGCTGATTTCGGCGCGCCGCTCGGCCCGGGCCAGTCCTTCACCGTCCGCATCTTCCAGATTTCCGCCCGGCTCGGGCGGGGATCTGAGGCAATAACCACCATCTTCACCTGAAGGCTCCCCATGCCGAACCCGACCACAAACCTTGCGCTGCCGAACATCCTCGGCGCGCAAGCCCAGAAGCATGTCACCCACAACGAGGCGCTGCGTCTTCTCGACGGGATGGTGCAGCTTGGCGTGATCAGCCGGACCCTCACCACGCCTCCCGGATCGCCTGTCGATGGCGACCGCTACATTGTCGCGAGCGGTGCCACCGGCCTCTGGGCTGGCTGGGACCTGAATGTCGCCTTCTGGACCGACGGGGCGTGGCTTCGCCTCGTGCCCCGGCGCGGCTGGCTCGCCCACGTCGCGGCGGAGGCCACGCTTCTCGTCTTCGACGGCAGCATCTGGACGGCACCGCAGCAGAACCTGACGGCAACGACGCTCGGCCTCGGGGGTGCTGCGGGCGATGCGACGAACCGGCTGTCAGTGAACAGCCCGGCCGTGCTGCTGAACAATGCCGGGGCGTCGATGCGCGCCACGATCAACAAGGCGGCCTCGGCCGACGATGCCGCGCTCACATGGCAGACCGGGTTCAGCACCCGGGCGCTCGAGGGGCTCCTCGGCAGCGACAACTGGCAGATCAAGGTCAGCCCGGACGGATCGACCTTCTTCGACGCGATGATTGCCGACCGGACGTCGGGCCGGGTGCGCTTCCCGGTGGGCCTTGCACTTGATCCCCTCTCTGTCGATCCAGGCAGCCCCGCCGACGGCTGGCTATGGTTCAACAGTACCGCCGGTCAGCTTCGCGCCCGGGTCGGCGGGATCACACGGTCGCTGGCAGTTCAGGACATCCCTTGGCTTTCGCCGGTGGCGGGCGACTTTCTGCTGACCACCAGTGGCGCAGGCGGGGCCGCGACCGGCGCGCTTGCAGGCGCAACGGACCGGTTCGATCTCTATCCCTTCAGCCCGCGCGCGGACCTGACGCTGGATCGTCTTGGGATCAACTGCACGGTTGCCGTCGCATCGGCCCTCGCGAAGATCGCGGTCTATGCCAGCGACGCGAACGGTCGTCCGGACCAGCGCCTGACCGAGACCGGCGATCTGGATTGTTCGACCATTGGCGCGAAGCTCGCGACCGTGTCGCTGACCCTGCGGCGGGGGACGGTCTACTGGATCGGCGTCCGGCACAATTCGACCGCCACGCTCTCCGCTTGGGCGGCGACCGCGACCCCGGACATCAACGGCGGCGCCATCGTGACGACCGCCCGCAAGGTGCTGCGCCGGACTTTGACCTATGCGACCGCGGCACCCGCCAGCTGGGCCTTCGTCTCAAGCGAGATCAATGCCGGACCCGCCACCGCCGTCTGGCTGCGTGCGGCATGACCGCTTGCCCCCTCCCTTCCCGAAGGAGCCCCGCATGACCGAACGCCCTGATCTGATCAACTGGCTCTGGACCGAGCCTGGCAAGGCTGCCCTGGCCGGAGCGCTGGGCGGCATCGTGCGCTGGGTGACGCTGCGCGAGCATTGGCGCGATGGGGTGTTGTCGCTGCTCGTCGGCTCGATCTGCGCCGTCTATCTCGGGCCCCTCGTCGCCCCGATCCTCGAGCCGGTGATCGGCAAACTGGCCCCCGGCGGCGACAGCGCCGGGTTCTCGAGCTTCGTCGTCGGCATCGGCGGCATGTCGATCTCCGGCCTGATCATTGACATCTTCCGTGCCCGCCGCGCCGATACGGCCAGGACCCGCCCCAGCAATACCGATACCGCCCGGAAGGACGACGATGCGCAGCCGTAACCTGCCCGCCCTCCTGCGCCGCGAGGGCCGGGTCTGGCTCGTCGCCCTCGCGTGCGGCGTCGTGCTGTTCCTGATTTTCTGACCACCGCACCCGCTTTCCCGTTCCGCAACCCGCCCGCCCTTTGGCGGGCTTTTCTATGGAGACCACCAATGACCGGACCCCCGATGATCCTCCAGGGCGCCGCCCGCTACCCTGTGCGCGAGATCATCCTGCATTGTAGCGCCACCCGGCCGGAGTGGATGGGCAACGCCCCCCTTTCCGCCAAGCTCGCCGAAATCCGGCGCTGGCACATGCAGGACCGTGGCTGGCGCACCATCGGTTATCACTGGCTGATCGACTTCGACGGGCAGCGCGCATCGGGCCGACCAGAGACCGACATCGGCGCCCACGTCGTCGATCACAACTGCGGTACCATCGGCATCTGCCTGATCGGCGGCCACGGGGCCGACGCCGATGACCAGTTCGGCGAGCACTTCACCTCGGCGCAGGCACGAACCCTGCGCGCTTTGATTGCCGAAATCCGCAGTCGGACCCAGATCACGAAGATCACCGGCCACAACACCTATGCCGCGAAAGCCTGCCCGGGCTTCCGCGTCGCGGGCTGGATTTAGGTCCGCCAACCAACCCCCCACCCAATCCAGACCCAACCCAAACCCGCGGCGTGGTGCCGTCGGGTCCGGCGCACCCGCGCCCCGAAAGGAGACTTCGATGCTGGCGAAACTCGACGGATACAAGACCTACCTCGTGATGGCCGCCCTGCTGGCGGTGGTCGTTCTGGAAAAGGGCCTCGGCATGGACGTGCCCGGCGTGGCACTGGGCGATGACTGGATGCTCGTGGTCATGAACGCCATCGGCCTCGGCACCTTGCGCCACGGGATCGGGAAAGGGGGGTAAGGGAGGTTTCGGCCCATAGCGGGCATTCGGGACGAACGCAGCGAACGGCGGTTTTTCGAAAAGAGTCCTTCCCAAAACGGTCAACTCTCGCCGATATGATCTTCGGTTCTCCACAAGGCAGAGCGTCACGAAATCGAACACGAGTTGGCGATGACCAGAGGGCAGTGGCATTTTCCGGCGGTTCTGTTGGTGGGCCAAGAGCGCGACAACAGCCACTTTGTCGTGTAGAACGTTCGCGAGATGCACTTAAGGTACAAGAGCGTGAAACCCACCCGCAAAGACCCCCGACTGCTGCGCGGCCTTCACTACTTCGAGGCGGTGGCGCGGCTCGGGTCGGTCGGGGCTGCCGCTAAGGAGATGGGCGTATCGTCGAGCGCGGTTAGCCACCAGTTGCGGGAACTGGCCGAGATCGTCGGCGAGAAGCTGATCGAGAAGGCCGGTCGCGGCATTGCCCTGACGGCAGCGGGATCGACCCTTTCCCGCAAGTTGCAATCGACCTTCACCGAACTGGATCGCATGGTGGCCGAGGTCGTCGGAGAGACGCACCATGCCTTCAGCCTTGCTGTCTGTTCGTGTTTCGGGCCGAACTGGCTGGTTCCGCGCCTTCCCGGGTTCATGGCAAGGCATCCGGAAATCGACCTGGAAATCCGGCTCTACCATCAGGACCCGGAACTCACGCACAGCGCGGCGGACGCCATCATCACGGCGGAGCCGGTGAAGCCCGGGTATGACGCGATTGTCCTTTTCGAGGAGATGATGGTCGCAGTCCGTGCGCCGGCG